CGACTCTGCCTCGGATGGTCGGAATTGCAGCCCGAGGCCGTCACCGATCGCGGCAAGAAGGATTTGCGCGCGATCTACGGGCTGTGTGCTCGCAGCATGCTGGGGTGGCTCAATCAGCTCCAGCATGCGCGCGAGCGCACCGTAATCTTCGTGACGATACTCGAGCGGCACACCGACGACTTCAATATCTCGACCTGGCGACCTCAGATTGAGGGCGGCAAAACCGGACGCGAAATACCGGGAATCGTCGACGAGATCGTGACCATGCAATGGATCGACTTCGGCGACCGAAAACCGGTGCGCGCGTTCGTTTGTACGAACCCAAATGTGTGGGGTTATCCAGCCAAGGATAGGAGCGGCCGGCTCGAGCAATTGGAGCCACCGGATCTAGGTGCACTGCTCGAGAAACTGACCGGACCGGGCGAGCGCAAACCGTTCGTCACCGTTTCACCCAAGCAGACATAGAGGAGGCAGCGATGCCCTATGACTACACCGACGCCCCGCCCGCACGCGACTTCGAAGTCATTCCCGCTGGCGAGATCGTGCCGGTTTCTCTTCACCTCCGTTACGGCGGCGCCGGCGAGGATGGCGTGCTCAAGCGCAGCAAGGATGGGGGCTGCGAAATGCTCGACATGGAGCTCACCGTCATCGACGGGAAGTACAAAGGGCGGAAATTCTGGGAATACATGGTCGTCGACGGCACCACGTCCTTCACGCCCAGGCTGCCGACATCACCCGCGGCATATTGAAGGCGATCATCGACAGCGCGAAGGGACTGATGCCCGACGACATCAGCGCCGAAGCGCGCGCCGCGCGCACGGTTTCCCTCAAAGACTTCGAGGGAATGTGCTTCATGGTGAAGATCGGCGTCGAGAAAGGCGAGCCGAAGAACGACGGCTCTGGCGGGAATTATGCGGACAAAAACTGCATCGGCTTGGTAATCACGAAGGACAAGCAGGGCTGGCGCCCAGTTGAGCAGGCACCGCCCTTCGATGGCGGGACCAGTGGCGGACCCACTACACCGAGCACTCCGGTCACGCGGCCGTCGTGGGCGTGACCATGAGCAACAAGAAGATCAAGGCGGTCGGAGAGGTCTCCCTCAGCGCGCTCGAGGACGTTTGGCAGCGGGACGCGACCGCCGCCGCCATCGCCGGCGCGCGCGGGGTTGTCCAGATCGGTGGCCCGGTTCCGCCTGGCACGCCGATCGGTCGCTTATCCGACGTTGAGTGGGGGTGGATTATCGCCGCAGTTCTGTTCGCCTGGATCTCCAAGCGGGCAGAACAGGCGACCGCGGAGGAAATCGACACCGAGCGACTCATCCGGATGGTCGCGCTCGACCCGCAGCCATGGGACGCCGGCGCGGTCGCGACGATCCTGCCCGACCTGGCGGACGAGTGCACCGATATCGACTGGACCAAACCGCTCGCCGAGTGGTCGTGCGAGACCATGGTCGAGTTCTTGCTCCGGGCCATGCGCTTGATCCGCAAGGCGATGATTGCGCGCGGCCAGAGCGACAAGGGCGTGACTCGGAAATCGAGCGCGAGCACGGTTGCGCGCCAGGCGAATGCCGCGGGCGGCGGACCATTGATGACGCCCGACGAATTCAACGATGAGATTGGCCTTTGAGCGGAGTTTTCCCGTGCTCAATCTCAACCGCGCCAACCTATCGATCGAGCCGATCAACGTCGAGCTCAACAGCGCGATCGAGCGCGCCGCGGCGACCGCGGCGGAATTGCCGCGGCCCTATCTGGGCGCATCGATCATTGGGCATGAATGCGCGCGGCGCATCCAGTACGACTGGTGGTGCAAGCCCGTGCTCGCGGCCAGGACGCGCGAAATCTTCGACCGTGGGCATTACTTTGAAGAGCGCGCGCGCCGGCATCTCATCGCCGCCGGCTTCAAGTTTGCACCGCCCGAGGCGTTGGCCTTCACCGCAGCGAATGGTGCGCTCCGTGGCCACGCCGACGGGATCATCATTCACGGCCCCGACCTACCGGGCGCCTACGTAATCTATCCGCTCATCTGGGAGTGCAAGGCAATCAACGCCAAGAACTGGCGCGCACTGGAACGCGACGGCCTCGAAAAGACCTTCCCGCAATACGCCGTGCAAGTGGCGCTCTATCAGGCGTATCTCGAAGTCACCAATCCGGCGCTGTTCACCGCCGTGAACGCCGACACTTGTGAGTGGCTGCACTTCTTCGTGCCGTTCGATGCCGAGCGCGCGCAGTTCTGGAGCGATCGCGCCCTGAACATCATTGAGGCAACACGCAACAGCAAGCTCCTCCCACGCGCCTATGACGACGCTTCGGACTGGCGCTGCAAGATGTGTCCGCACCGGGAACGTTGCTGGAGATGAGTCGTGTCCCTCCCGCCAGAAATCACGAAACGTCGGGACGATCGCCACGGCTCGAGGCTCGGCGACCAAATTCGCCGACTGTCTTCCGACAGCGACGGCGAGGTCATCAATACTGTGCGCGCCATGATGCGCACGCTGAAGTCTTGCGGCGCCGACTTTCATGCACTTGCCGATCACCTCGAGAATGGTGGTCTGAGCAAAGACGACATGGAGAAGATCCGCGCCAAGGTAGAGCAGGCCCGGCTCGAAGGCTACGCCGAGGGCGTGAAGGCCGCAGAGAGCAAGCACCACGGCACCGGTGAATTCCGTAACACGGATGGGAAGCTCGAGTGGACCGAGGTCGCGCTCTTCCTGCAGCGTAACAAGCATCGGCTTGACGCGAGACACCACCAATTCGTCGACGACATGGCTTCGCGCACGGTGTGGGGACGTGAACCGACTCCGAGGCAACACCAATACCTGCACAGCCTTCTCCACAAACTTGGCGGACCAGGAGCGATCACATGAGCCCGCAGGCCCAGACCAGCACGCCGACCATGCTCGAGGCCGCGCTCCAATACGCACGTAGCGGGATTCCGGTTTTCCCCTGCAATCCGCTCGACAAGAAGCCGCTGACCCCGAACGGTTTCTATGACGCGACCACGGACGAGGCGCAGATTCAGGCGTGGTGGACGCAATGGCCGAACGCCATGATTGCCGCGCCCACCGGCGCTAAGAGCAACATGTGGGTGCTGGATACCGACCTCGACCCGATCAAGAAGATCGACGGCGAGGCATCGCTCGCTCAGCTCACCGCGCAGCATGGTGAACTCCCGAAAACTCTAACGTCGTTTACCCCGCGAGGTGGGCGGCACCGGGTTTTCACCTGGGACAAGAGCGCCGTTACCGAGATTCGCAACAGTGCCAGCAGGATCGGTCCCGGCATCGATGTCCGCGGCGAGGGTGGATACGTAATCCTTGCGCCAAGCCGGACCGCTGACGGCGGAATCTATCGCTGGGATCCCACCACCGATCAGGCAGTCGCGGCACCCGAATGGCTGATCAACCTTGCCTGCAGCAAGAAGGCCAGTGCATGGGCGCGCGCGGCGCTCGACCGCGAGTGCAAGGCGGTTGAGTCCGCGCAGCCGGGTACGCGCAACAACACGCTCAATACCGCCGCCTTCAATCTCTTCCAGATCGTCGGCGGTGGCGGTCTCGACGAGCAGGAAGTCCGCGATCGTCTGTTCGAGGCTGCCCAGACCTGCGGCCTCGTCGCTGACGATGGCGCGCCGGCAGTGTGGGCAACCATTAACAGCGCCGCCCAGGCCGGCAAGGCGCAGCCGCGGACGCGGCCGCAGCCGCAACCGCAGCGCACTGGCCCTCGCCCCACCATCCAGGTCATCGCCGGCCAATTACCGCGCATCATCCATGAGGCCGAGAACGCGTTGGTCACGTCCGGGCTGCCGATCTTCTCGCGCGCCGGCTCGCTCGTGCAGCCCGTTCGGCGGCCGGCGGCCGTAAGACAGGTGGTCGCCCGGTTGCGTTCCTTCTGTCCGGATTCGTTCCTGGGACCGGTGGCCGAATCCGCCGTGTTTCAGAGGTACGACCGCAAGCGCAACGCCTGGGTCGAGATTGACCCGCCGCTGCAGATCGTGCGCGCGATCTTGGTTGGCGAGCGGCACTGGCCGTTCCCTCGCGTGGCCGGCATCATCACGACGCCCACTCTCCGTCCCGATGGTTCGCTCCTCGCCGATCCTGGCTACGACCCCGAGTCCGAGCTCTATCTGCTGCCGGGATTCCAGCTACCGGACATACCGGAACACCCGACCATGCAGGACGCGCAGGCTGCGCTCAAGACGTTGACTGACGCGCTCTCAGAATTCTCCTTCAAGGCGGAGAAGGGAGAGCACGAGAGACGGCTCAACCGCTCGCTCGCATTGTCGGGATTGTTGACGGCGCAGGTGCGGGGGTCGCTTCCCACTGCGCCCGTGCATCTGATCGTCGCCGACACCTCAGGAACGGGCAAAAGCTATTACGTCGACCTGGTCGCTGTGATCGCCACGGGCCGGCTTTGTCCTGTCATCACCGCATTGAAGAACATGGAGGAGACGGAGAAGCGCATCGGGTCAGTACTGCTGAGCGGCATGTCGATCATCTCGCTCGACAACTGCACCCATGATCTCAGTGGCGAGCTCCTCTGTCAGCTAGCCGAGCGGCCGGTGATCAAGATCCGGGTCCTCGGTCGCAGCGAAATGCCGGACTGCGAGTGCCACACCGCGGTGTTCGCGACTGGCAACAACATCGCGTTCAAGGGCGATATGGTCCGGCGCGGCTTCATGTGCCATCTCGAGGCGCTCGAGGAGCGGCCGGAATTACGAGCCTTCGAGCGAGATACGTTAAAGCAGGTCGCGGCCGATCGCGGACGCTATGTTGCTGCCGGGCTCACGATCATTCGCGCCTACTTGGCAGCAGGAGCGCCGCCGGTTTGCGGACCATTCGGAAGTTATCCGGAGTGGTCGACGATGGTCCGTAGACCGCTCGTCTGGCTGGGAGAGCCGGACCCGGTCGCGAGCATGGATGCCAGCCGGGCCGAGGATCCCGAGCTATCGGATATCCGCGAACTGTTCAGCCTGTGGCTGATCTACGAGATTGACCTCGACACACCCTACACGACCATTCGCTTCATCGAGGAGGCGTGCAGACCGCCGGCCGGCTTCAACCCTCCCGCGTTCAAGCAATTCCTCGTGCGCGTGGCTGGGGACAAGGATGGCAACGTCTCGGCCAAGAGGTTGGGGGAGTAGTTTCGCCGGATTAGCGGACGCGTTGTGACCGTGACCGCTGACGACGGCACGGTGGGTAAGTATCGGCTGATCAGAGAACAGGCCCGCGCTGGTCGTGCATCCTTCCGCCTTACGAGGGTCGGTTAAAATTCGGAAGTTGATCGGGCTGAATGGTGGGACCTGGGTGGACCCTTGGGACCTCGCCCGGGACCCCCTCCAGATTTGTCCATGCATCGCGCGCGTAACTAATAGTGGAGGTCCCACCGGTCCAAAGGTCCCACCATGCATGGAGTGTCAAAATGACGATCGATCGCAAAGCCTCGGTGACGGCGTGCACTGACAGCTCGCCGACAACTGGACCACAGTCCAACCTCGACAAGTTTCTCGCCGACCTGGGGAGAACGTCTCCTAGCCCTGGTGTCCGCGGCCGGCTGGTGTTCGCCCTCGACGCTACGGCTAGCCGGCAACCGGCGTGGGATACGGCCTGCAAGCTGCAGGCGGACATGTTTCGCGAGGCGTGCGCCGCCGGCGGGCTCGACATGCAGCTGGTCTATTACCGCGGTCTGGGCGAGTGCCGGGCCTCGCGCTGGATTTCGGATTCGGCGCAGCTGGCCAAGACCATGTCGCAGATTATGTGCAATGCCGGCGAGACGCAGATCGAGAAGATCCTGACTCACACCAAGAAGGAGGCCAAGCTCTTCCCAGTCAGCGCCCTGGTGTTCGTCGGCGATGCGATGGAGGAGAATCGGGACACGCTCATCCACGAAGCGAGCGAGCTCGGACGTCTCAAGGTGCCGGCCTTCATGTTCCAGGAAGGGCGCGATCGCGAGGTCGAGCAGGTATTCCGGGGCATCGCTAAAGCGACGAATGGCGCCTATTGCCGCTTCGATCCGGGTTCGGCGCGTCAGCTCGCCGAGCTCCTACGCGCGGTGGCGGCGTTCGTCGTCGGTGGAATCCCCGCGCTTGCCGCTCGGAAAGACGCCGGCGCCATCAAGCTGCTCGGGCAGCTGAAGTAAGGTGCCGTCACATGCTCGACGAGAAATCAATCTGGCGGGTTGGTGATTTTCTCACGCGCGGCGCTGAAGAGCATGGCGTTCTTCAGGTTGATGAGGCGAGCCTTTATAGGCACGTCCATATACTGCTCGCTGCTGGGTGGGACGGGCCACTGATGACGACTCCAAGGGAGGTCACCGAAATTTGCGCAAAAGACATTGGCCTGGCCACCTTCAAGGCGTCGGTTAGCGGATCCAAGCCGGGGCCGCTCGCAACGTCGGAACAGGCTCAGGCCGCGGCGGCGGAATGGGCCTATATCATCTTTTGCGACCTATACCGGGAGGACCCGGTTGAACGTGACGATGAGGGATATTGGGGCCTCACGATCAAAGCGCACTCGGTCATGCGAATGGATCGCACAAGGTTGCCGTACCTGCCCTGATCAGTGCCGATTGCGAGCCCGACCATGGAGGCGACGCGGATGTTTGTCCTGCTAAGGCCTTCCTAAGGCCGCGATGTTTTACTTCTCGCCGCGCCCTGCCTTAGCTTATTGCCGAACTCCGTTTTCCAAATCCACGAGACAGCCATGACGGCCGACGTTGCTCGGTGGCAGCAATATTTTCGCGACGCTCCACCGCAGCCTGGCGACGAGCAGGTCGGTGACTGGTCGCACGCGCAGCTTGTACGGATGGACAATCGATTCCGCGCCCGCCTCCTGCGCGCCTTCAAGCGGGGCAAAGAGAACCGCCAGGCTGCGACCGCGACGTATAAGCCAGAGAGTTGCCGCCAGCGCGCCTAACCCGCCGCCACCGTCCGCTCGGCGCCCCTTGTGATCGTGCGCGCTACCTCGTACGCCACCCGATACACGAGACCGTCACCGAGGTCCTTGCCGCGTAGTTCGACCGCCAGCTGCTCGAGGAAGGCGCCGCGCAGATCCCACGGCACGGAGAGCGCCGCCTGCCGCACCTCGGGCATCTGGCTGTCGGTCAATCGGAGCGTCATGGTCAGCCGATCAGTGGTGGCGGGAGTGGCCGCTTCGGTGGTTGCTCAGGGGGCGCCTCCGGCGGCGCCGGCGCCACCGGTGGCACCGCAGGTGTTGGCGGAGCCTCCTGGATGGTCTCCTGCCGGGCGGGCTCGACGGTGGGCTCCTCGAGCTTGCGGATAGTCTTGGCGCGGCGCTTATGTGCGGTCCATTTCTTGATCAGCGCGTGCGGAATACCGGCCCACTTGTAGTGCGCCCGTCGACCGTCTTCTCCGTGAAGCCACGTCGCAAACGTGTCGCCCTTTTTCGCGTGGCCAATGCAGTGTCCATACCAACCGGGCTCGTTCGCGTGATCGAAGTGCTCGCGCCAGTGCTTTTCCAGCTGGACGATCTCCGCTGGCGTCAGCAATCCGTTTTCCCACAGCGTCGCCTTTTCGTATTCGTATTCGCGCGGCTGCTGCACCCCTAGCTTCGGTGCCTCGAAATCCCACCACGCTTGCGGTCGGATGCCCCAGTCAAATCGCGTCATGAAGCGGGCGCGGTGAAGCTCCCATACGGCGCGGTATTCTTCCCAAGTGCTGTAGGCTCCGTATCCCGGATCGAAACCAAGCTCGAGCGACATCCGCACGCTCCAAGTCAGGCCGCGGTGACGGCCACGGATCGGTATGCGCTTGGTGCCGGGCACGGATCACCTTACGTCCGGCGTCCAGCCGGATGGCTGCGGCGGGCGCCCTGGCGGCTTGATCGTCTCGACGTTGAGCCCCAGCCTCTCCAGGAGCCTGCAGACGAGAGCACGGGCTGCGAGCTCATCACGGATTGCAGGGTGATTTCTCGGAACGCCGGTCCGGCTGTAGATCACGTTGCCGTCGCGCGCGATAATTTCCGCCAAGGCTTCGCCCCGCTCGAGCGCAGCGCAGCACTGGGCGAGGATCTCGATCCCGCCGCGGTCCTGGATCAGATATTGGGCCTGGATGCCCCCCCGATCGATCTGCAAGAGATATTTCGGGCTCTCGGCCGCTAGGTCAGATGACACCAGGTACCATCTAAACTGCTGTACTCAATTAGCGCGCACATCGGAGGTCCTCGGGGGCAAACCGGGAAACATTTACTCGTTCTGAGCTTTCCGGGTTTGGACCCAAAGCCCTCATAGACCCCGCAACCTCACCATCATCGCCGGAGTTGCCTGCTCGCGAGTTTCGCGCCTTCAGCCAAGGCGGCGAGCTTCGCCCACGCGATCTGGGGATGGACCCGTCCGCCGAGGCCACAGTCGGTACTGGCAACGACGTTTTGCCGCCGCACTGCCTCGGCAACCGCTGACCTCAATCGGGGCAGCAGCGTGTTATCAGGCGCGCTCGACCAAATCACTGGGTCGCGGCAAGCTGCCGACGTGGTCATGATGCGATCGACCCTGCGCTTCATCCTCGTACTCTCCTGTCCAATCCGCTACTGCCAGAGATCACCGGTCGCGAGCTTGGCGCCGTCGGCGAGCGCCGCGAGTTTTGCCCATGCAATCTGTGGATGGATTCGTCCACCGAGGCCACAGTCGGTGCTGGCAATCACATTTTCGCGGCCGACAATTTGTGCAAAACGCATGATCCGATCCGCGACGAGGCGCGGATGCTCGACCACGTTCGTCGCATGACTGACCACTCCGGGAATGAGAATCTTGTTCTCCGGCAGTTTTACTTCCTTCCACACACGCCATTCGTGCTCATGGCGGACATTGCCCGCCTCGACCGAGTAGGCTTGCGCGCGAACGGCGAGCACGAGGTCGACAACGTCGGCAACGGGATGTCAGTCGTGTGCGGCCCGTGCCAGCTGCCCCAACAGATGTGATAACGAATGCGATCTTCGGGCAATCCACGAAGCGCGTGATTGAGCGCATCAATACGCACCCGGCAAAATTTCTTGAACTCCTCAAGCGGCGGCTCGGGATCGATCATGTCCCAGTTGTCGGGCAGGCTGGGATCGTCAATCTGGAGTACCACCGTTTTCTGCGGCTCTTGGTGCGCCTCAGCACCCTGCTACAGCCTTTCCGAAGATATCGGGATTATGCCGTTTGTTGTGCGGAACTGAAACTCCGCCGCCACGATTTATTTCGGCGCAATCGTTAGCCCGGCATCCTCAAGGATCGTCCCGAGCGCAGGCCGTCCGCTGTCCATGACCGTGTACACCCCACTCTCGCAATCATGCTCGATGAATCCCCGGAAGGCCATGGACCGCATCGCATGGGCGAGGATGCCGACCGCCGCGTGATCGATGTCGGTCGCGGCACAAAATAGGATGACCCGCTCCTGTGCAGTGAATCTGGTCGTTGATGTCGGAGCGCCGCGTTCTCTGCCGCAAGTCCGTTCTTTGACTTGAACGGCGAGACGAACAGGGCCAGGAAGAGCCAGAAGAGCGCGATCATCGCCGCTGACGTTTAGGCGATTCGGTCACGCAATCAATACGGATCGGGTTTTCGGTACACACAGGGGAGTGT